TCTTGGTTCCCGCCGGGATCGACGCAATGTCGTAGCGGGCATGGATCTCACGATCGTTAGCCGTATCCAATAAATGAATGATAGCCTCCGCGTGCAAATGCTTGAAACTCATGTCATCAAACACAATACCATCATGCACATCACTGTCAAACAGCTTCAACTTGTCCATATGACTGACCAACAGCGGTGTCTTGAAATGACCAAGGCTCCATTGAGTCTTCCCACTCCCAGCCACCCCCCAAACCAAGTGACTCACAGTCCAGTCCGTAATGGGCTGAAGAACCGTAGTGCTGATCGGATAGGACGCGTTCGAATGTGATTTCACCGCCTGGGCCTTCCAAAAGTTCTCGAAAAACACCACTTTGCTCGAGATCACACTCAGATGGGGACCAATAGCATACATCTCCTTCCTCGTCTTGCACCCCTTCACAAACTCACATGCTTCAGTGAACTGCTCTTCCTTAGTCTTAGAGACAATGATCTCACCGTAAACGTCAGCGTCTTCCTTCTCAACATATTTAACCTGGTTACGCCAGTGCTCAACCGTCTTAGGTACACCAATGTTAGGGTGGTGACCTTCAAAGTCAAAGAACCTTTTGTTCTTAACGTCAGGCTTTATTTTGCACTCAACGCAGCAATGCGTATGAATGTTACCGTCCTTATGATGCTCATGGCATATCTTAACGTTAACCTCTTGCTTAAGCTTAGTGTTAAGAAAGTGATGCAACTCAGGCTTACCGGCCTGGTACTGGGAGTAAGTGAGGAAAAACTTACGTGCCGTCAGTCGGAATGGCATTTGGCGTGCCACAATCGATTTCCACGCAGTATATATAGACAAAAGAAAAAAAAAAGCCATTTATGGAAGCTGCAACAAAACCGCACCGTATCGTATTGGCAAAAAAAAAAAAGAGTTTCGCGTGAGCGAGACGTTCCCGGTTCGAACCCCGCCAACCTCTGTCGAATTTTTTTCCGCCGCCGCGCCGCCGCGTGTAGGGTAGGGACCGCTCGCGGTCGAATTTTTTTCCCCCAAGCGGAGCGGCGAGTAGGACCGTTAGGTGGTCGCCCGTACTACACTTGATCTTGCCCTAATGGCCAGAATGGTAGGGTCCTGGTTTGGAAATTCAAAGATTAAATTTTTGGTGGAATGGTGGAAAGGCCCCTATAATATTAAGGGCCTTTCCCCTCCCCTCTCAATTCTGTATGGATGCCATACAAACGGAAATACAGCAGCCGCCGCAAGAGTTATCGGAGGAGTCGTCGTGGGAAGCGTACTCGACGGATGACCAAGAGTTTCCGGAGTCGTGTGGGGAGAGTTCTGATGAGCAAAGCGGAGACGAAGTACTACGACCGTGGAGTAGAAAATGTAGAACTTTTCCACAACTTGGGTAGAGGAGCATCATCATCACTGCCTCCTACCTTGGTTACTGCTATTCCACAATTGTTTAATGTATGGGCCGATATTAATCAGGGTACGGCTCGGTTTCAACGTATTGGAGATGAGATTACCCCTCGCGGTATGAAGGTTAATCTTTGGCTAGCCAACAAGGCAGATAGAGGCAACACTCTTATTCGTGTCATAGTGGCCGTTCTACCGAAGACTTTCGGAGGCGTTGTTGTTGATTACGCATTCGATCCTCTTCAGCAGCCGAATTCTGGTTCGCTTGGGCATACTAATCTTTACCCGTCCGATAAGGATAAGGGTGTGAAATTTCTATACGACCGTATCCATCGTCCAAATGGAGCGTCATGTTATAACGGTGTTAACAACAAGGAGCAAAACAAGTATGTGAGTCTTTGGATCAGGCCGAAGCGTGGGACTAAAATTCGCTTCGATACAACATCGTCTACTATCGTCAATAAGCCAATTGCTATCTATTGTATTCCGTATGAGCAGTACAACACGGCAACGACAAGCAATATTGCATCATGTGCAGCGTTCATGCGACTGTATTACAAGGACGTCTAGAACAATTTTTCCTTTACTTCGTGAGCGACGTAGCGGCGCATAATAGCAGCCAGCTGGTCAGCGTCACAGTTAGCCATAAAGATATCCGCCCTGTTGTGGCAGAAGATCTTCTTGGTTCCCGCCGGGATCGACGCAATGTCGTAGCGGGCATGGATCTCACGATCGTTAGCCGTATCCAATAAATGAATGATAGCCTCCGCGTGCAAATGCTTGAAACTCATGTCATCAAA